ATGTCTCCTTGAGCAAGTCCGTAAATTGAGTTATACCATCCCCATTTGGTTGTGAAGTTAGATACTGCGTCAAGGCTTGTGTTTGATCCTTGTCCAAATAGTTCATCATAGTTTTCGACAAGTCCAGTCCTAAATTCCACAAAAAAAAAATTGAAGACAATACTGCATCCATAGGCATATCTAAAATCTCTTGATCCTTACCTACTTTGTATTCTTCTATTGTGTATTTGTCTTTTATCTTGTTTACTACTGGTCTATATAAAACTGCCATAGCTTTTTCTATATTTTCCCAATCACCAATAAAGGTATCTAAATCTATGTACTCACCTAATGTTAAATCATCTAGTTGTGGATGAAAACCATAGTTAATATTGTTTAGCTTAAAACTTCTAACTAGGTTAGGCTTCTGCTCAAACATTTCTGTAAGTGTACTTACTATTAGTTCACTATCATTAAACTTTAACCTCATTACATCTTCAAGGTTTAACTTGCAGAAAATTTCAATGATCTTTGCATTTAAAAAACTTTCATCATCTACATTTTTCTGTATCTTAAGAAAGTGCTTATACTGCCTTAAAGTAATCTCACTTAAATCATTTGGTACTGTAATATTGATATTCATACTTATATAACGTTTTTAAAATGGTTTTTTATAGTAAGGTAAATATAATAAAAAAAGGTACACCATTTCTGATGCACCTTTTAAACAAAACTAACTCAACTTAACTAAATCATACTTGCTTCGTGACAAGTGCCACTACACACACCCTCGTGGTCTATATCTGCACCACATTCTGTGCATTCATAATCTTTGTACTCTGGGGGGCTATACCAATCCATAATATTCTGTTTTTAATTTACCATTACGGTAATGTTCTACAATTACACCAGTACTTAAAGCTATAATCTTGTATGGTCTGATGCTTCTTTTAATTAGGAATTTATCTATTATCTTTTTCATATTTATTCTTCTAGTTCGTTAAAGCAAGTGTGTTCTAAACACTCACCACATATTTCATCACTTAAATAAGATGCTTCTGCACCGCAACAATTACTATACATATTGCTTTTCTAAATAACCCATTAATCTATCGTGTCCTAGCTTTGCAGCTTTAGTGTATTCTTGATGTGCATATTCTAATGCTAGGATCTTAACATCTAGTTTTTGTTTGTCTGTTAAACCTAGCTTGTCTATGCCTTTGTAAAAAATTTCTTGGTTTGTCATATCTGTTTTTGTTAGTTAATATACTGCAATATACAAATAAATAACATACCAACAAATAATTTAATAACTTTTATGAAATAAAGTAATTACCTCTGTTTGGATTTTGTAGTTGATATGAGATTGCATATCTGATTGCATCAATGATGTGATTAAATTTATCTTGTGGTGTTTTAGACTTTTTTTCTAACCAAGAGTAGTTGTTTAGTTCTTTGATTAAGTTGATACTGTTTTCTTCTACAATCAAATCATAATCTTGTAGTAATGCTATGCCGTAGGTAATTGATCCTTGACCTTTTATTGCTTTGACTACGTTACAACCTTTTGCTTTCAGTTCGTGTAACAATCTTGGTTCAGCACTATCACCAACTATAAGATGGTTTTTAGCGTGTTTAAGGTTTAGTTCAGCTATTTGTGATGTGGTAAGACCTTTCAAGTAAAAGCATTCCTTTAAATAGATTATCTTGTTATTTGTATCTATGTTAGTTTCCACCAAACTGTTCTCGTCTGCTGCAAATCCATAATCTTGACCAAACACACTTACACCTACTTTTTTAAACTCACCTATTTTCCAGTTGTCAGAAAAAATAACACCCTCTGCTTTTGAAAGCCAACCACCAAGCATCTGATGTTTGTATTTCTCTGGTCTGCGTTTCTTAATGTTTTCTATTTGCTCTAAATAGCTTTTAGATAGGTTTTCTACGTTATCTAAATAAGTTGTGTGTATGTAGGTTGTATTTCCTTTGGTTGAGTTTGTTCCAGCTTGTACACCTTTATCTTCAAAGAAACGGTTATATATCCAATGCTCTTTTGTAACTGGGTTTAAAATAAGTATTACCCTATTCTTTTGGTTTAGGTTTCTAACACTTAAATCTATCTTGTCAAAGATGTTTTCATCATTTAGTTCTTCTGCTTCATCCATTATCCAAGTTGTAACGTTTGTTAAACTTTTTAAATTTGCAGACTGATCACCACTAGAAGTTCTTATACCCTTAAAGATTATCTTGCTTCCAGATAGCTTATTTAGTATTTCATCTTTTGTTATATAAAAAACGTGTTGTAAGTTTAGTGTTTCTATCTTATGTATAAACTCGGGTATAATAGAAATGTATGCAGATGATAGTGTAAACCTAGTAAACAAGATTGTATGCCCAGCTTCAAAAGTAAGCAACAACAATAACAAGTTTATAGAATACGATTTACCCGAACCACGTCCACCAGTTACAATATAATACCTAGCATCTGATGTTTGGATTGGTTTATACTTTGGATCAACTTCTATCACTTAAATTTGATAATATCTTTAAAGTTAATATTAAACCCATCTGTTGATGTTATGTCTACACTCTCTTTAGGTTTACCATATCTGTAACCGAAATATAAACTCATAGCACGACCATCACCTTTTAAGATCTGTTTGCCTAGTGTTTTAATTACCTCATCATTATCAATAAGGTTATCCAGCTTTTCTATTAGTTTTAGTTCGTCTGCTTTCTTTGGTCTACCAGCACCCTCTCTTGCACCACCGTTATTTTTTCTTTTATCCATTTGATATAAATTTGTTTATTCAATTATATAACGTAATTACTCAACGTTTTTATTTAGCTTTAATTTTAACAGTCTTTCTCTTATTGCTTTTCTTTCTTTACCCTTTGGTAATTTGTCTAATAGTTGTTGTAGCTTTTGTATTAGTTTTTTGCTCATAGCTTTTCTATTTCATTTAATACTTCTTGGTAGTATTCTATGTTGTTAGATGGTTTTAGTATTTCGTTTTCAAGTATAAGACTTATATGTAGTTTAGCACATTGCTTTGCTATCTTACTACTCATTGTATTGTGAAAGTCTTGACCATCTACATTGTAAAACTTCTTATATAGGTTGTATGCTTTCTCTTTTGGTGTTTGCATAAATAGCCATTCTTTTTTTATCATATTATCATAATTAAAGGAAATAAACATAATATAACTATTGCCCAATATACTTTCCAGAATTTAGATTTTACATAGTAATCTTCCCATACTATACAATGAAACCCAAAACTTAATGCTAAACACAATATTGTTTTTATAAACTCTATCACGTTGCACAGTTTATTATTTCGTACTCACTATTGTTTTGCTTCCATTCAAAAGACTTTAATACTAAAGCTGCACGTTCATCATACATAGTTTTTTGTTCTTCTTCTAATGCTCTGTATTTCATTTCATTTGGTGTGTAACCATTTGAATATTGTTTATCGTAGTTGCTTAACTTTTCTATTGCTTTGAAATAATCTTTTTCTAATGTTGCATACTTTTTTTGTATTACTTCTAACTTTGAAATCTGGCTGTACTCTATTTGTGATTTAACTATAAAGTTGCTTTCTAATTTATCATAATAATCAAATCTATCTTTTTTGTACAATGGGTACATTTTGTTTGCGTGTATTGCCGTTGCGTGGTCAAATGATTTGCCTTTTGATTTTATAAAGTCAGATATACTTACCCACCTCATATCAAGTTTGTTTCTTAATATATGACAAAGCAATGCTCTATGCTCAACGTATTCGGTTTGTCTTGTTTGTTTGTATATATCTATGCCAGTTAAAGTAATAAGTAATTCACTTACTTGTTCTGGTGTTTCTAATATTGTTGGTATTGTGTTGTAATTCATTTGCTTTGTAGTTTTTGTATGTATAAAGCTGCATCCATTAGTTCTTCTTTTAGGTGCTGCAAGAAATCATCTTTGTTATTGTCTTGTAGTGTTGTTTTGTATTTGTCTATACCTACACAACTTCTTATATCAAACTCTCTTTTTAAATCTTCTACTATTTTATCTTTCATTGTGTTCTTAATTTTAATAGGTGATAGCATTCAGCGTATTTTTGTCTTGCTTTACCTTTGTATTCTAGTTTAAATAATTCGTATAGTTTTCTTGTGTATTGGTATTTTGTTTCACAATCTTTTAAATACTTACCAGCAAACACCCTACCCTTACCCCTAAAATATTGCACATTGTCTGCACTATCCCCAATTATAAATTGCTCATAAAAATTAAACATAGCTTCTTCTTCTGATATGTCTAATATTACTTTATGCTTATAGTGATAGTTGTACATCAAGCAAGGAAACTGTTTGTAGTCTTTATCTATACTCACAATCATTACTTCATCTCTGCCAATATCATCACTAATTTGCTTCCAGTACCTAGCAACCATATCATCTGTTTCTATACCGTAACCCCAAATGCTATCATATTGTTCTTTTACAAATTGGTGCATCTCATTTAATAATGGTGGTAGTTCTTGTTTCTTTCTGTTGGCTTTGTACTTTGGTGTGATTAACTTTCTAAAGTTACCCTTTGAACCACTAAAACATAATACTTTGTCTATAGTGTATTTATCTTCAAGATCATTTACAATCTTCATATACTGCTGGTCAAACTTATTTCTTGCATCAGCTATATCTGTGTAATACTTTTCATCATCTGGTGTTTCTCTTTTACGATAGCAACTCGCAAAAATTAAACTATCCGCATCAATTAGTAAAATCATCTATTGTTATGTTAAGTTTTAAATAATTCTTTTTTCCTTGTTTTACTTGGTAGTTAATATGTACATCAGTTATCTCACTATCTTGTTCTGTGTGATATTCTATTTGTTTTCTTAACTTTTCCCAAGCTGCTTTGTTTACTTCCATCAATCGTTGTTATAGTGCTTTAAATATGGTTGTTCCTTATGGTTGCATTTATTAACCCAGCTTTTATCTAAAAACTTTATGTATCTAAATTGCCTTAAATCGTGTTTAGTTGCTTCTTCTTTATTTGTTTGTAAATATCTACAACCACCAACATTGTTTTTATATCTTTCACTTTTTTTTGATACAGTCATACTTGTATTGTGATACATTGTGTTTTCAAGTTCCCAGAAACTACTTGTATGTTCTCCGTAATATCTAAAAGAACAAGCTTGATAAACAATACCTAAACCCCCACATCTTTCATCTGCAAATGATTGTATCCATTTTATGATTTTTAACTTACCTTTTATGTATTTAATAGAATAACTAATAGCCATACTTTCACTATTTTTTTTAGCCATATCATCTAACCACATACGATTAAGTTCTAAATATTGGTTCATTTCAGTACCCTCAACAACACTACCACAACTTGCTGGGTTCATAGCATAACCATACTGTAATACACCTAATAATTTATTTTCAATAAATACACCTAAATGTATGTAAGTTGCATTGTATACTTTTTTACTATAATGATTATCTATAATTATTTTATTGGCTACATCTTTTTCTATTTCAATAACGTAAAATTCATCAGTACCATAACCTATAATATCTTTGTGCCCAAACATAGGTATCTGGGCACTATAAATATATCCTTTCATTACACTAATTCTTTTACATATGTTGAAAAGGTTTGCTCAACCGCATCTTTAGTAAACGAACAACTTTGTGTTGAGTTAAAATGGTATGTTGTAAAGTCAATTAACATATCTAATATTTCTTTATTAGACTTTTCAAGAATATTGTTTGATCGTAATTTAGTCATAACTGGTATAATACTACCACCGTTTAATTTCATTGCTTTACCATTTTTTTCTAAATGCTTTATTAGCTTTCCATTCTTTAAATAGTTTTCACCTAAATACTCAACCAAGTTTAAAGTTCTATCAAATTCTTTTGTTAATTTAGCAGAGCCATTTTTAATGTTCTTTGCTTCACCTAAAAATATTTTTATTAAAGCTGGTATTGTAAATAGTTTACTATGTACATCATTAGCTTCTTTTAAATTTTTTGGGCTTTGTAAAACATCACGTAAAAACTTTTTATATACTTTGTGGTTTGAACCAGCATAACTAACTACATAATCAATTTGTTTTAAAACTTTACCCCTTGTGTTAAATGATATAAAAGACTTTCTTGCATCTTCTTGATCTTTTACATAAATCTCTTTAACACTTATTTTTTTAAGGTTTAAAACGTCTAACATCGCAGATTTTAAATGTGCCCCATCGGTTAATATTTTAGTACCATCTTTTGTAACACTAATTAATACATCACGCATTTGACCTTGTGTTGAAACCGCTTCTGCTAAATCTTTAACATTGTTTTCATTTCTCCACCTTTGCCAAGATGGTATAATTACATTGTTAAAATCTTTTTTTGTGTAAACTTTGTTTTTAATTGTTTTCATTTTTATTCTGTTTTTAAATTAATAATATTCAAATATAACATTATTTACTTTATAAACAAAACATTTAACAACTAATTTGGTTCTATATTTATATTTATTCTAACCGCTTGGTTTTCTTTAAGCAAGTACACATCTTTTAAAAGTCTTTTCTTTGTCCACATTGTAGTATCTGGGCAGTACTTTTTTACTGGTGTTGGCATCTCTAGTGTGTTGAGGTAATACATAAAGTTTCCTTTAGGATCATTCACAAAGAATATCTTTACAACATCTAAAGCCATTAGAGCATCATACTTTTCTTTTTCAAGCATTTTATCTTCATAGTACTTGTTTCTAAATTTCATCTCTATAACGCAATCTACACCTTTTGGTGTTTTACCTTTTGCATCATATCTTGAATAGCCATCACCACAATGTTCTAACTCCCACCCATCAAGGTTAAGTAAAAAAACTACTGCCTTTTCCCATTCGTGAATTTTTTTAATTCCCATTGTTCCAAATTATGTTAAGCTGCTTTATCCACAACTTTATTTTCTTCGGATTGCAAGTGCAAGGTTTATGGTATTTATGATTGTAGTACTTTGCGTGTAACTGGCATATTAATTCAAACTCATTTGGTTGTAAAGTATTCTTTGGTTCTGATCTGAAATCACTCCAGCTTTCAAAATCTTCTTTAGTAAATTTTACCATCTTTCAATTTTTATTTCGTTTAACTTTTTTCTTCTGTTGTTGCAATCACATTTAGTACCTCTTAACTTGTGGTATTTATCTACCAGGTATTTAATACCAGTATATTTTGTAATGTAATAAATAATGTTACCTAGTTTCATATTTTAATTCTTTTAATGATATTATAACTCCTAAACTTTTTCGATCATCACCACCTATTTTATCTTTATTTGTACCTTTATATTTTATAAATATATCTCTTAACGTATCTGTTTTAATTATATACAATTCGTCTAAATATATAAAAAAGTATTCTGCTTTTGTACTAGAAATTCCACTTGCTTTATTTCTACAGTAATACTCTAAAAAATAATTACCAGTTGATTTATGTTGTGCATCACTTTTAACCTCAATACCCATATCTAATTCTGGTATATATATATCCCATTCTTTATGATAACCATCTTTTATGTATGCTTGTGGGTATTTTTTATGTATTAGTTGCAAGGCTTGTTCTTCATACCCTTTACCAGTTTTTAAGTTTCTATAAAATTTTTCTGTCATAAAAGTTTCTTTAGTTTGCTTTTTACTTTGTTGTATGTATTGTAAAGTGAATAGTAATGTATAAGACTTTTTCTAGAAAATTCTGCAATGCTTTCACCATCATTTATTATTTCAAACACTTTTCTATCATACCAAAACATCTTTGATAGTTCTTCTTGTATTTTATCATATGGTTCTTGATAGTTTACATCTGATGTGG